CCACCGTGCTGGTCAGGGCGCTTTGGGTCGTCTGCACCCGGTCCAGGGTCTCCCGCACCCGCTCCACCCACATCCGCAGGTCGCGGGGGATGTCGCTGACTACCGTCGGCAGGTTGGTCTGCTGGGCCATGGGTCAGTCCTGGGGTCAGGCCGTCGCGATCTCGCTCATGGACTGGGCGATGACGACGTTGAAAATCTCGGACTTCACGTCCAGCTCGACCTCCCAGTCACGCCCCTGCACCGCCGGCAGGCGGAAGGGGGTCCGGGCGGTCAGGGCCTCGGTGTGGATCAGGGTGCCGTCGCAGTAAACCCGGCAGGTCTGACCGCTAGGATAGGCCGCGACCGCGTTACCCGCCCCGTCGGTGAAGCCCTGGGCCTCGACCTGGGCGCAGCTAAACCCCGTGATCTGCGGCAGGGAGAACAGCTTGCTACGCCACTTGCCGGTGCGCGCCGCCCCGCCGCCATACTTGATGATCTCGCGGTTGCTGTTGACCAGGTACAGCATGTCGTTGCGCAGATCCCGGTACCCGCCCAGGATGTCCGCCTCCGCTCCCAGCCCGACGCTATGCTGCGTCATCTGCCCCGTCGCCAGATCAACCACGAATCCGCCCTTGTCGCCGTTGCTCCGGGTAAAGAAGGCCACGTACAGGTTGTCGTGGCCGTAGGCGTGGATGCTCGCCGGATTGATCGCCTGCCACTGCTCGCGGTTGTAGCGTTCCGCCGTCAGCACCTTGGACCCGCCCGGCGAGAGCATCACCAGCCCGTCGGGACTGGCGTAAAGCACCGCCCCGCCCATGGAGACGATCGAGCGTTTGCTGACGCACGCCTGCTCCAGATCGGACTTGACGACATTGATATAGCCCGGCGCCGAGCCCTGCATAAAATAAGGCGTGCCCGTGGTCAACACCACCAGGGTGGTGTCCAGCCGCCCCAGACCCACCACCGGGAAGTCCACCGTCTGGCTGTAGGTGCTGGGCCAGGCATAGGGTCGGTAGGGCTCGCAGAAATAGACATCGCGCCCGATGAACCCGGCCATCATGCCGTTGGGCAGGTTAATCAGCCCGGTCAGGTATTGGGCGCTCTCCCCCGTCCCGCGCGTTGGCGGCTCCTCCCAGGTCAGGCTGGGACACGCCTCACCCAAAGCGTCGGCGTCTACCTCATCGGTGTAGCCGCTGGCGATCTGCGCTAGGGTCCGTTCGGCAACAAACAGGTAGGTCCCCGCCGTCGCCCGGTAGATCCGCACCCCGGTCGCCAGATAGCCGTCCGTCGTCGGCGCCGTGCCAAAGTTGGTCAGCAGCACGCTCCCGCCGGGGTAAACCTCCATCGTCCCCGAGGCCGGCGAGGGCATGGACTCCTGCACCAGCCCGCTCTCGTTGCTGATCCAGGTGAAGATATAGACCCGCGACTCCAGCGTCCCGCGATCCGCCTCGCCACCCGCCGCGCTGACCGAACCGTTGGCGGCGTCGCTCCACTTGAGCACCAGCTTGACCGTCGTGCCCTTACTGTCCGACGTGACCTTGACCCCCGTCCCCTCCGCCACGGCGTCGACCAGCGAGGCCGCGTCCGTCGTCAGGGCGCTCACCACCTGGGCGGGCGTCGGTACATCCTGGGACAGGGTGCAGGGGGTGAAGGTCGCGCCGTTGTCGACCGATACCTTGAGGCCATAGCTCGCCGTCATCGCCGCCAGATGCGTCGCCGTCAGGGTCAGGGACGCGGCGTAGGTCTCCGCCGTCGGTTGCGTCACCGACCCGGACAAGGCCGAGATCGGCGCCGGCAGGCCCAGCCGGCGGGAGGTCACCGGGTAGGCGGTCGACTCGCCCGCCAACGCCAGCGCGTTATAGGTCGCCTTGGGGTAGCCGTCGCCGGTGTAAAAGGTCCACTCGCTGGTGTCCCCGGCGATCTGTGACCGGCACACATCCACATCCCCCGGCCAGTGGAACCAGTAATCCGTCTCCCCGGGCGTGTCCTGACCCCAACGGTAGATGGTCTGAATGGTCCCGGTCTTGGCCAGGGTCAGCAGGGCCGTACCCGGCCCCGACAAGGGTTTCAGGCTCTGCCCAAACGCCTCCACATCCAGGGCGATCTGCGCCCCGCCGTCAGCCAGATAGCGGGGGTTGACCTTGGGCGCGATGCCGTTAAACGCCTGGATGCCGATCTTCACGGATAGACCTCGCGGCTGAGTTCAAAATGCGGCCCGTCGGGAAAGCTCTTCCAGTCGCCGCCCCAGACCAGCGGCACATGCAGCTCCGTTGCCGCCTCCTTCATGGCCGCCGCCAGATGATGGAACAGGGGCCAGTCCCAGCGCAGGGTGCCGTCGACGTAGGGGGCCAGGTCAACGGCATGGCCGGTCAGATGCCGCGACTTCATGGTCTTTGACGCCCCCGACTGATACAGCGCCCGCTGCCGCGCCGGGGTGCGTAGGCCCTCGATGACGGCGAAGTCGATCTCGGTCAGTTCCAGCGCGCGGTGCACGACCTTGACCAGCTCGGGGTGGACCCCGGCTAGGTTGTTGATACTGCGTTGCGAGAACCTGAACATCACTCGCCCCGCTCCATGATCAGGTTGTGCAATAGGTCGATCCGCGCCGCCAGGGCCTGATCGGCCTCAATCCGCTCGGCACGCTCTCGGGCGCCATCGGCGGCCGTATAGCGGGCGCCATTGACAGCGAAGAACATCAGGTGCGTGACGGTGGCGAATAACCCCACGTTGATGATTACCAGCAGGACAAAGGCGTAAGCTCTAAGCGGGTTCATTTGGCAAGTCTCTGCATCTCATCGAGAAACCGGTGAAACTCCCGGTTAAGGTTTTCCAGGGCGAGTTCGACCTTGTCCAAGGCGCTTTTGGTGTCGCGGATGGCGATGATCTGTTCCCGCGTCAACTCCAGAAGCTGGGCGTGGTAGTCGCGGGTGGACTCTTCTTTGTCTTTGTAGAGCACCAACAGCATCTTCACCGCGACGACGCCGACCAACGCGCCCAAGCCCCACTGGACCAGCAGCGACAGAAACCCGTCACTGGGTTCCAGGTGCAGGGTAGACTCCGCCGCCAAGGCCAGCGAGGGAACAACGGCCCAGCCATAGAGCCAGGTACAAGGGCGCAAGGGGAACCCCCTAGTCGTTATCCGGGATCTTGAACTTGACCCGCAGGGCGGAAATCAGCGGCAACACCAGGGCGTCATCCACCGCCGTCGGGCTCTTGGCAATGGCGTCCTCGATGGCATCGAGGAGCTTGTCCAGCCCCTGCTGCATGATGTCGTCGGGCACCAGGGCCATCAGGGTCGGTAGCATCAGATTAACAATCTGCGTCGTCGGGGTCAAAAACAGGGCATTCATCTCGTCATCTCCACCAGTCAGTTACCCACCATTGTCAGCGCGGCCAGCGCCGCGCAAGCCAGAAAACACACCCCCGCCACATCGGCGGGGTCCGACCACACCGGCCAGCGACCGGGTGGGAAGGGGGGCCTCATGACGCCGCCCCCAACAACTTCCGCCGCAGCCCCCAGGTCTCGGCATGGCGCGCGTGCGCCACCCAGGACTGGATGCTTTGGCGTACCCGCCCCAGGCTGATCCGCCCGGCGCCATACCAGGCGCGCAAGCGCCGCAACTGCCGGGTCATGCGCCACACCGAATCCCGGCGCAAACGCCGATGACTGGGCCACAACCGATAGCCGACAAAGTCCAGCCCGCGCCCGTGCCAGCGGCGAATGGGAAAGACCTGGGTCTTGGTATTGGTCCGCAGTCGCAGCCGCTCCCAGAGAAAGGTCTCGATCCGCCCGCGGGCCTCATGCAGGGCGGCCTTGTTGGTCGCCAGCAGCACAAAGTCGTCCATGTAGCGGGCGTAGTGGCGGGCGCGCAGCTCGTGCTTGACGAACCGATCCAGCTCGTGCAGGTAGACATTTGCCCACAACTGGCTGGTCAGGTTGCCAATCGGCAGGCCGCACGGGGCCAGGTCGTCGCCGTCGTATCCGGCGTCGATAATGGCGTCGCACAGCGCCAGGGTCCGCGGGCAGGCGATGTGCCGGCGCAGCAGGGCCTTGAGGATGCCGTGGTCGATGCTGGGAAAGTATTTGGCGATGTCGCCCTTGAGGGCGTAGACCCGTCCCTGGCCGCCCTCGCGCTGGGCCAGGTGGCGCAGACCGCGCTGAACCTGAGCGGCCGCCCGGTGCAGGCCCCGGCCGGGCCGGCAGGCGTAGCTGTGGGCAACGAAACGGCGCTCCCAGATGGGCTCGATCACCGCCACCAGGGCGTGCTGCACCACCCGATCCCGGAAGGGCAGGGCAGCCACCAGCCGCTCCTTGGGCTCATGCACGGTAAAAAAGTGGTAGGGACTGGTGCGGTAGGTGCCCCAGATCAGCTCGTTCTGGAGCTGGATCAGTTCCCCCTCCAGGTTCTGCTCGAAGCGTTGCACCTCGGGACGGTCGCGCTTGCCGCGCCGCGCCCGCCGGTAGGCCGCCTCCAGGGCAGCGAAGTCGTAGATGGCGGGAAACAGGTTGCGGTAGGTCTTGGCCATGGCTCACCCCGCCCCGCCGCGGAAAAGGACCGGGCCGAACGGTCGCCCCCAGGGGGCTACTGGAACGGCCGGCCGGGGACGTATTTCGGCTCCCTGACGGGACAACCGGGGAACGGGCGTCCTTTTGGGGGCGTACCGTCCCGTCACCCGGTAGGTAACGGGCTTCAGACCTTCCCCAAGAGCCGGGCGCGAGCCGATGTTGCTGTTCGCATTCGTGCGGTCATTGTTCAGATTCACGGCAAAGACGCCCGATTCGGCGCCATTGTTCCAATTGCCGCCCCGATTCGGCACGCGGTTCAACGCCCGTCCCCTGCCTGCGAGCCACTCAGCGCCTTGATCCAGCCGCCAATCATCCGGCCGATCTCGTCGTTGAGCTTGCTCCAGTGCTCGTACTTGCGAAAATCGAGATAGCCCAGCTCCTTGGCCAGGCGCACCTGGCTGCGCAGCAGGTCGAGTTCCGCATCCAAATCTTGCAACGTGGTCTTTTTGTAATAGCGCTTGTTGCACACCACGATCAGGCGCAACAACTGCCACAGGGTCCCGCGCACCTCCGCCGCCAGCACATGCCGCTCCCACTTCGGGAACTGGCGCAGGGCCACATAGGCGTAGGCAATCATTGCCTCGGTCTTCTGGCGGATCAGCAGGTCCGTCACCTTGACCGGCACGTCGGGCTTGAGGGCACCACGGGTCATGACCGGGGCTCCGGGCACTGGCCGCCGCTAAGGGGGAGGAGGGCCGGGCTATCGCCCGGCCAGCAGATGCCAGCCACCAGGGATCAGGCCACAAAAGCCGGGCGCGAGCCGACGCCGCTGTACGCACCCGAGCGGACATTGCTCAGATTCACGGCAAAGACGCCCGAAACGGCGCCAATGAACCAATCGCCGCCCCGAACCGGCACGCGCTCGCCAGTAAGGTTATGGTAGATATAGCCCGCGTGCTCGTTGGCCCGGCTATTGGTCAGGTTGCTGGCGATGGGATACACCCCCAGTTGCTTGAGCTTTTGCAGGGCCGCCGCCGCGACCGGGTTGGTGCCGGGATTGGTCATGGCCTGGAAGGCGCCACCCGAACTCACCACCAGGGTGTAATCCGCGGTGCCCGACGCCGCCAGCTTGACGGTATTAGCCGACCCCGGCGCCACCAGGTTGCCGTTGGTACCGTCGATCGCCTTCCACTCAGCCGAGCCGGCGGCAAAGTCCGTCGCCCCGGCGGCATTGTTGTTCTCAATGACGTTGATCTCGGCGGCGTTGAGCCGCATCCCGTAGGTCCACTCCCAGACGTTGCCCGTCAGGTCCGCCACCCCAAAGGGCGTGGCGTCATGCCGCCAGGTCGCCGGCCCCGAGCCGGTGAGGATGCGCTCGTCGCCAGTCGCGTCCGCCCCGTCGGTCTTGGCCCGGCCACTCTCCTGCACGCCGTATTCCGTGGTCACCGCATGGCTGCGGCCGAACGCGCTGTTGCCCCGCGGCAGGTAACCGTTCTTCCAGCACCACAGGGCCAGGGCCGCCCACTCGGCATTGGTGATGCCGTGCCAGCCGGTGATGGTGGTGCCGTTGTTGTTCTGGCGCACCTTGGTGTTGAAGGTGTCAAAGTTAACGGTCTGGTACACCGCGCGCCCGGCCTGGGACACTACCTCGTCGTTGAGCAGGGCGCCCTGGTACATCCCGATCAGGATCTCGGACTTCTCGTTGCCATCGACGATAAACGCTGGATGGGTCCCGGTGCCCAGACTGGCGTCGATCGACTGGACGGTGAACTTGGGTAGCACGTACATGAAGCACGGCTGCCCCTTGGCGGTATAGATGACCGTGTTGCGGCCCTGGGTGGCGGCCTCGACCGACTTGCGCAGGGTATCGGGGAGATTGATGATCAGGGCCATGGTCAGACCTCGGGCTCGCCGGAAGCGTCAGGATTCAGGGGGTCGGCACTGGCCTGGGCCGCGGCATCCCGCGCCAGGGCGGCGTCCAGGTAGGCGGAGTATAGCACCTGGTACACGGCGCCATAGGTGGTCGTTTCGCCAATCGGCTCACCCGTCGCCGGGTCATAGAGCGGGATAGCCCGCGCCGGGTCATAGTCGCGGGTCAGGGTCCCCAGCAGGGTCGCCGTCTCGCTGCCATCGTCCAGGGCGACCACGCGCTCCTCGTCGAAGCGCACCGTCGGTACCGCCCCGCGCCGGTTGTCGATGACGATCTGCCGGCAGCGTTGCCACGCCTGGCCGGTCAGGGTTGTCTCTTGATAGTCCGCCATGCGTCAGTCTCCCGCGTCGTGCCCGCGTTACCAGGTCGCCAGGGTCGCGCGCTTCCAGGTGTTGGTCGCGACACAGACATAGATGTAGTTGGCATCCCAGCACCAGTCGCCGGCATTGCCGCTGTCATTGGCCGCGCTCGGCGTCTTGGCCGTGCGCAGGCGCCACTTGTTGCTGGCCACGTCCAGGGCGCAGGAGGGGGCATTGGTCCCCAACCCCAGTTGGCCGGTATCGTCCAGACGCGCCCGCTCCACCCCCGCCGTCGCCAGGGCCAGGACATTGGCCGCCGGAAAGAACAGCCCGGTATCGCGGTCGCCGAGGGGGCTCAGGGCCGGCTCACCCGCCGACCCGGCGGCGAGATAGACGTAGCCGCCCGCTACCGCTCGCGCTACCTGGCCGATGAGGTCCAGGACCTGGGTATGGGCGATGCTGCCGGTGTCGAGGGTGCCGTCGTACCCCGCTAGGGCGGCGTTCAGCCCGGCGGCGATCACCTGCACGGTGGCGACGGCGTCCGTTAGTCCGCGTGCCGCCTGCACCCCCAGATCCAGGGCGTAACTCACATGATCCTGAAGCTGCGTATCCGCGAGGATGCGCGCCTCCTGTTCCGTCGCCAGGGTGTCCGCCGCGCCCAGCCAGGCGCTGCCGTCCCAGACCTTGAGCACCTCGTCCGTCGTGTTCCAGTACAGCGCCCCGGTCACCAGGGCATTGCCGTCGTTGTCCGTCGCCGGATCGCTGGCCTTGGCCCCCAGGTAGCGATCATCAAAACTGTCGTAGCTGGCCGCCGCCGCGTCGGCGCTATCGGCGGCGAGGCCCGCCTGGGTGGTGGCCGTCTGGGCGCTGCCCGCCGCCAGACCGGCCTGGGTCGTGGCGGTCTGCGCCGACCCGGCGGCCAGACCCGCTTGGGTACTGGCCGTGTCGGCATACCCGGCCGCGAGACCCGCCTGGGTCTCGGCGCCTTGCGCGCTGTCCGCCGCCAGGCCCGCTTGCGTGATGGCCGTCTGCGCCTGGGCGGCCGCGGTCTGGGCACTCCCCGCCGCCGCCGCCGCGCTGTCCGCCGCCAGTCCGGCCTGGGTCGTCGCGGTTTGTGCCTGGCCGGCCGCCGTGTGGGCGCTGCCCGCCGCCTCATCGGCGCTGTCGGCCGCGTTCTGCGCGCTCGTCGCCGCCTGACCGGCCCAGGTCTGGGCGGCCGTGGCCTGCCCGGTGGCAACCCCCGCGCTGTTTTCCGCGTCCTGGGCGCTCCCCGCCGCCGCGTTGGCGCGTTGGGCCGCCAGGCCCGCCTGGGTGGTCGCGGCCTGGGCCTGGGTCGTCGCCGTCTGCGCCTGACTGGCCGCCGTTTGGGCGCTCCCCGCCGCCGCCAGGGCATCCGCGCCGGTCTGCACCCGATCCGCCGCTGTCGCCAGGGCGTCCGCCGCCGTGTCGGCCGCGTAGCCTGCCGCCGTCGCCGCCGCCGCCTCGGCCTCGTCCCGTGCCTCCAGGTAGGGGGCCAGGGTCTCCACCAGCAGGTCGGCCGGGTCGATAGTCTGGGCCGCCAGCAGGTCGGTCAGCTCCACCAGGGGTGGCGACTCGGGCACCTGCACATACCAGGTCTGGCTCAAGCGCCGCCCCGCCGTCACCAGCAGCTTGACGCGGTACCAGGTTGCCCCGCCCCCCAGCAGCGCAATCTGCGCCTGGGGGACCAGGTCCACCGTCGTCGTCGTCGTCACCGCCGCCTGTTGATACTCCGTCGTCAGGCCCGCGCCGACGATACCCAGCACCGGGTTATGGTCAGCGTCGACCAGGCTGATCTGGAGGGTGGTCGGATAGACCGTGCCCTCGCCGTCAACGATGGGGGGGAAACGTACCGCGGTCATGGCTTAGCGTCCGTCGTGCGCGCGGCGTCAGGACGCGCCGTGGTTGCCGGAGCTGCGGCTGTCGTCCTGGGGAGCGGTCGCCGCGTCGGCCTGAGTACCGGCCCCCAGCGCGCTGGAGAACGCCTCGTAGTGCGCCGCCGCCCGCTGGGCGTTGGCCGCGTACTCGGCATCCTTGGCATAGGCGCGGTAGAGGATGTAATCCAGGATCGGGTTGACGTAGATGTCATCCAGCCGGATCACGACCGTGCTGGTCTTGATGCTCGCCTCGTCGGTGATGCCGGTGTCTCCCACCAGGTGCTGGGTGGGCACCGAGGAGTAGACCACCTCCAGCTCGGCGGCCGTGGTCGCCGGGGGGTAGACGTAAAACTCTTTGGGGTTCAGCGGGTCGTAGACGTAGTGCTGAATGTTGACCGTCCCGGTCTCGTTGTGCCACCCCGGCCGCTGGTCGTCCAGCACCGAGCGCTGCACCAGGCGCACCGCCTGCTTGTTGCTAGTCGAGGCCATGTTGCGCACCACGCTGCGCAGGCGCAGGGCCGTAGGGAAGCCGCCGCTTTGCTTGTCCAGCTCCTGGCGCGTCCCCGCTGCGCAGACAAAGGTCCCCGCCTGCATATTGGCGTCCGGCCGCTGCATGACAATGGCGCGATAGGCGTCGTTCAGCCAGTACAGCAACTCCTTCGCCGGCCAGCGCACATTGTTGTCCTGGAGGATGACATCCGCCCGCGTCACGATGTCGCCAATGGTTGCGGTAGGCATGGCCTAAGCCCTCACGTCAAAAAGGATGACTGCGCACCCGCAACGGCGCGCTTGCGCCCCCGCGTGCCCGCCGAATGTTCTGGTTGTGGATCGCGCGCTCAAAGATCGCCCGATCCTCCGCCTCGGATTGGGGGTTGATCCACTCCCCGTAATGCCGCCGCACCCAGGCCCGTGCCCCCGCGGCGATCGGTACCCGATACTCCGCCCACAAAACATCCTCGACCTCGGTTGCGTCGTCCGCCGGCCGCACCGTCACCAGGACGTTCAGGGTCTCCGCGGTCTCCGGGGTCGGCGCCAACACCAGGCGCGTATCGCCTTCGAGGTAGTAAGACTGGGGGACGCCGGTCTGGATGTTCAGCCCCTGGGTCAGCAACGCGTGACGCGAGGCAGGTGTCAGGGGGGCCGTGTCGCGCAGGATCTGAAGAACCTCCCAGTGTTGCCCCGCCGCGGGGACCAGCTCGACCTGGGCCTCATCCGCGATGACCGCGACCGCGACCGTCTCGGTCAGCAACTGCGTCCGCTGACAGAACTCAATACAGGCATCCCGTATCGCGTCCTTAATGATCATGTCCGGACAGCCGGGCAACCGACCGCGGATCATGGGGAGGAACTGGTCCAGGCTAGTCATGGTCAGGAACTAGCCGGTGTCCAGGCACTTAGGGTTACCGGCACGCAACCGCCGGGGGTGCTGGCACCTACGCCACGGGCAAAGACCATACCAGGGCCGATCAGGGCACGGTTCATTGAATCGGAACGGTCCCCGCGCAGACGGTGCCCCTGTACGCCGACGACGGTGTCCAAGGTGTTGCCCGCCACCCAGGCGCCGGTCTCTTCCTCGCCGCCGTCCGCGTCCCAGGAATAGAAGGTCCGCAGAGACTGCACCAGGTACACGTCGCCATCGGTGGGGGCTTCGACCGCTTCGAGGGCCGTCAGATCGGCCACCTCGCCCTGGTAGGCGTCGCCATAGGTCGTAAAGTCGGCCACAGCCACCTCCACGTCCTGACGGGTCGTGAAGGGTAGGGTCAGCAGGAAGTCGTCCCCCAGGGCGACAATGCGCCGGTAGGTGGCATCCAGAGTTACATTAGTCGTCGACATCGGTGGCTACCTCGACGGTTTTACGGGGGCGGCCACGCCGCGCCGGGGCGACGGGTACCACCTCGACGGGTTCAACGGGAGGGGGCGGGGCCTTCACTGAGTCAAGCAGGCGTTCACCGACCTGGGTCAACTGCCAATCCTGCCCCACGATGCGGGCCAAAGTGATCCATTTACCGTCGCGGCGCACCCGCGCCTCGTTGCAGACCAGCTCGCCCCCCAGGGCGTCCACCAGCTCGAACAGGGTCATAGCCCCCTCCGGGAATAGGGTTGGTTAGGGTGATGAGTATATCACCCTAACCGTTAGATGTTGTTAGGCGCTGAGCACGGCAGCCCAGTTGTTACTGCCCAGGGAGATGTACAGCCCGGTCATGTTGGCCGCCAGGTCCTTATGGGCGTTGGCAGTGCCGTTGTTGATCTTGCCATCCGTGCCGGGGTAGACCCGCAGTGCCACGCCGGAGCTGTTGCACACCATCACCATGTCGCCCAGGGCATAGTTGGAGGGCAACTTGACGCCGTCGTTGGCGTTGCCGGTGGTGACATAGTTGATGGCGCCAGTCAGGGCGGTAGCCCCGGCCTGGGTCTGGGTGGTCCCCGCCGTAGCGGTGGCGTAGCCGCCCACGAAGCGGGCGTTCTGCATGATATTAGCCATGATACTCATCTCGATATTCCGGTTAGCAGGTTAGGTGCCCCGGAGGGCACCTGTTGACACATTAGGCGCCGATCAGGGCGACGGTCAGGGCCTCGGGTTTGATCACCTTACGACCGTAGATGCTCAGACCACGCATGATGTCACCGAAGTCGGTGGGATCGCGCATCGGCTC